AAAACTATCAGAAGGCGAGAGGAAACTTATAGATAATATATTTAAGTTTTTTACACAAGCTGATGTAGATGTATGTTGTGGATATGCAAAGCATTATCTACCAACATTTAAACAACCAGAAGTAAGAATGATGTTAGTAAGTTACGCTGCTATGGAAGCAGTGCATCAAGAAGCATACTCTTTACTATTGGAAACACTAGGGAAGTCTGATGAGCAATACACAGAGTTCTTTGAGATACAAGCTATGGCGGAGAAACATGAGTACCTTACTGACTTTAGTATGAAAAATACACATGAGATTGCAAAAACAATGGCAGTCTACAGTGGATTTACAGAAGGAGTACAGCTATTTAGTAGTTTTGCTATACTTTTAAACTATCCAAGACACAACCTTATGAAAGGAATGGGTCAGATAGTAACATGGTCTATAAGAGACGAGTCACTTCATGTTGAAGGATTATCAAAACTCTTTAGGACTTTTATTGCAGAGAATCCAGATATATGGACAGATAAACTAAAATATGAGATATACTGTGCAGCAGAGCGCGTTGTTGAATTAGAAGATAAATTTATTGATGTTTGTTTTGATAAAGCAGACATACCTGATTTAACAGCAAAAGAAGTAAAAGAGTATATTAGATATATTGCAGATAGAAGATTATTAGGATTAGGAATGAAAGCTATATTCCATAGTACTGAAAATCCTCTACCATGGATTGATATGCAAATAAATGCAGTTGAGCATACCAACTTTTTTGAAAACCGTGCTACTGAGTATGCTAAAGCTAGTACACAAGGAAATTGGCAGGATATATTTAAATGAGCAATAACCAAACAATTACTATTGACGGTGTAGAACACGTTATTAGTGAGTTAACCGAAGACCAACAAGCTATAGTAGTGTCTATAAATGTGGCAGATGTAGAAATAGAAAGATGTAAACATCTTATTGCTATATGCCAAACAGCTAGACAAGCGTATATTAATGACTTAGGTAGTCAAGTAAATAGTGGCGATGTTGGTGAAGAAGACTCTTAAATTTTATATACTTACTTCTGCATCTGAAAGATACTTAGATTGGTTTAACCGAACGGCTGAAACCGATACCAGTTTTAAAGGGTTAAAGTGTCACTTTGACCCTAGATGGTCTAATCTATCATATAAAGATGCAGTAGTAGTAATAAATACTTTAAATAAAGAGTATGAAAGAGTAGTAAGTCAATGGTGTTCTGAAAAAGGCATAGAACATTATATAACAGAATCTAATGGTAATCCAGGAAAAGGTAAAAATGAATTACTAAAAATATTTCAAGATTCTGATAATGACTACATGGTACAAATAGATGGAGACGATATACTAACCCCTTATGGGGTTAATTTGTATAAGAGTCTTGTTGAGGAAGACGCACCCGATAGTATTATTATATACCATCAGTGGGCACAATACATTGACAGATTCGGACAAAGAATATATAGTAGGATAATGAATAATCAAGATAGACCTGCTAATTATAAAAAAGACTATGCTCATTTTGCAAAGTATGTTCCTATTATGTATAATCATAACCATAGTTACAGAAAGAAAGTAAAAGCAATGGGAGGCGTAGAAAGAGTATGTGACTTATATGCTACTTATACAGGACAAGTACATGAAATAACTAGAGAATTTAATGAAACTTATTTCTCTCATGTAACTAATCAGATGATGGTAGACAATCATTGTAGACCTGTGTGGTATTCTAAGAAAGCAGCTAGATTTAGATTTGATGAAGATATGAGAATAGGAGAAGATACAAGATTCTATTTACATTTAAAACACGCACACTATACAGGTGACTTAGAAGTACGAAGACTAAAAGAGATACCGTGTACCTATGTATATAATAATTTGTATGGAGGTATAGTTGCAGATGAATCCAATGGTATGACAAATATGGATTGGATGAAATTATTTATGGATAATATAGATAAAGATTTAAAAGAAGGAAAAGTAGGTAAACACCCAAACTTACCAGAATTACAAATATCTATACCAGATGAAGTAAATGATTACTATATTACACAAGAGTTTAACCTAAAAGATTTAGACCCAGAGAGTAAAGATTATAAAAATATAAAATTGTGTGATGATACTAGAGTAGAACTCAAAGATAGAATAAAACAATTAGAAGACGCTGCAAAACTATCTATGCAAAAGTTAGTACGCAGTATGATAAAACCAGGACAGCGCCCTAGATGGGCGTTTATTAAAGACCCCTTTGTTCCTAACATTCCTTATGCAGTACCGCAAGATGAAAAGATGGAACATTACTTTCAAAAAAGGATAATAGAATGAAAATTTTTATTGGGTACGAATCTATGTACCCAGAAATGTTTGAGGTTTGCAAAAAAAGCATACTTCGTTACAATTCCAGTCATGAAATCATACCACTCAAAAAATCGGAAATATCCGAATATACTCGTCCATTTCAGAACGAGAGTACGGAATTTGCCTTTACTCGTTTTCTAGTACCACAGCTCTGTGACTATGAAGGCGAAGCTTTATTCTGTGATGGAGATTTCTTATGGCTCTGTGACCCTGAAGAAGTTATGGATTATTTTTCCGATGAACATACAGTTCATGTGGTAAAACATCCTAGTTTCCTCGTCAAACCTAAGAAAATGAAAAACAAGAAAAACCATGCTTATCCTAGAAAATACTGGTCAAGTCTTATGCTTTTCAATAATCCTAAGTGTAAAGAACTTACTTATGATTATATAAACCAAGCCCCCGCGGGTGCATTGCATGAGTTACGTTGGGCAGATAGTATAGGGGAACTTCCTGCGCAGTATAATGCCATGGTAAATTATTACAAATTCAAGAAACCAAAAGCACTACACTTTACAGACGGTGGACCTTGGTTAAATATAAACGAGTGTTCGGAGTACACAGCAAAATGGATGACAGTTTACAAAAGCTAACAAAAGATAAAAATATTATACTTGTGGGAAATTCAGTAGAAATTCTACAGTATGACTTTGGGGAATATATAGAAAGTTTCGATACAGTTGTGCGATTTGGGAAAGGTATTCCTGAGCCTAAACTACATCAACATATTGGAGGTCGCACAGATATTTGGATTACAGGGTGGCTTCGCATGAATTTACATGAGGATGTTAAAAATGCTTATCCACTATTCAATCGTTGTCGTATACACCTTGATAAATACCCAGACCACAAAGGACCACCACCGTGGGGGCATGATAATGATATGTTTAATGATGATGAGTTAATGAAAATATTTGAACTGGTGGGAGCGCGGAACGGAGTAGCGCCTGGTGGAGGACGACCGAGTGCAGGTTTTCTTGGTATATTATTTTTCTTGCAGAAGTGCAAGTGCAAAAGTATAACTTTAATTGGTTTTGATTTTTTTGCTAAAAAGTTACCGATTAAAACAGGTGGAGATTACCCATCAAGTTGGCATATGCCTATAAATTCAACAGGTTCAAATCCCCACAATCGCAATGAAGCTAAATTAGTAAAGAGATGGGAAGACAAAGGAAAACTACAGTGGAAAATTCTTTCCGACCTAAATGATGAAATGTTAAAGTTTTCCTAATCTATATCCTACTTGTAATAACTTACTTGCAGTAGACTTTTGTCTATTTGCTTTATATACTAAGTTTTCACAAATTCTAGCGTTTCTATAGTTTACAGGTATGTTTGGAATTAAATCAGAGTATAAGTCCCAAGGAAAAGACAATTGCTGTCCAGTAGTTACCTTAGCATATCCAAGTTCTAACGCTTTTGTAGGTATAGAGATACTCCAAGATTTTCTTAACATTACATTATAGTTTAAGTATTCTTTACAAGGCAAAGCATCCCACTGAATTAATAAATCACTTTTACCATTCATATATCTAGGTAGTAATCCTCTTTGTCCTTCATGTAACTTTTTAAAGAAGTATTGATTAGTAGATGCTAATACTCTACTATCATAGTCATTATAGAATCCTCTTGGATAAAATAAATCATTATCATTTGCGTCTTTTAATAAATCATAGTTTATAATAAAAAACTCTGTGTCCCAGTTTGCGGGCATATCTGCTTTTGCAAAATCTAACATTCCATAATAGCTAGAAAATATTTTGTGTCCTACAAATACTTTCTTTCTTGATAAGTGTGCCATCTTACTTTGGAAAAAAGTTTCGTCAGGTATTTCATTAGTCCATCCAGTTTTTAAGAATATTCTAGTGCCTCCTGCATACAGGATTCTTTTATGTAGTCCTTTATCTTTCCAATGTAATCTAAGATGTTGGATAGCTCTAGCGGCATAATCTTTTTTCCAATAGCTTTCGTAAATTCTTACATTTGGTATATTTTCAAAAATCCAGTTAACGGGCAAGTCTTCGTAATCTTCTTCATTGACATATAAATGCAGACGATATTCTTCGTCTTTATCAATTAAGGAAGCTATTGTGAAATAACTCCACGTCGGATTCCATGTATGTACTATCTCAATCATTTTTCTTTTTATACTCCCAAAAATTATTTATGTATAAATCTCTTCTATGCTCTGCATCTTTATCAAAGGCAAATATTATGCCTGAATTTTTTGCTGAAAGTATCTTTTCTATACCTGTATATCCGTTTGTCTGTGAACAAGCGTGATAAATACTTTCATATGTTAATAAACTTTTTTCTCTTTCTTTTTTTGTGTAACTTATCATTCTTAAGTGTTTCTTTAGTAATAATGCTATGAGTCCCATTTCACTATTTGGCATTGTAGCTACATCAGAGCATTTCATTAATAACTCCATGCCACCACTTCTTTTGTTTAAAACCTTATCCTTACCAAACTTTCTTTTTAATTTAGCTACGAATAACTCAGTTGTTATTGGATGTGGCTTTATAACGTACCCTTCTTCTATACACTGACCTATTCTACCCCAATGAACACATTTTTCTTTACTAAGAAGATTAGTTCCTGGAGGAAATACTACTTTATCATATTCTTCTTCAACATGACGTAAGTGATATTTATTTCTTAAGTTACTTTTAATTCTATCTATTCGTTCTCTATCAATTTTGACTTTTGAGTTCACTATTGTGTTCATGAGTCTATCATTGATTTTTATTGAGTTAACTCTTAAATATATTCCTGCACCTAAAAAATCAGTATATAACCAATTTCTAACAGTATGCAGTTCATTAGTATTATACCAAACATCATAAGAAAAAGGTAATCCTTCCATACTATGAGGTATTATCTGTTCCTTTAATCTAGATAATTCATCTAAATCTTCTTTTGGTCTTACACAAGACCCAGATTTAAAGATATGAGTTGACTGATCTCCGAGTTCTTCAACACTCGACATTGGTACTAGTTTACCCATTTTTTAATTTTCTTATTGTTTGTTTTAGTTCTATTATATGTTTTTCTTGTTCTTGCAATCTTTCTTCAAATTGATGTATTGAATCAAATAAAGCATTGCCCAAGCTTTCTAATTTTTCACTCACATATTTAGGAGTGATATCTTTTTCTTGTAGTTTCATTTATATCTCTATTGGTAATTAATTTTCGGACCACTGGCTACCATCCCAGAAGGACGCATTAAATGCTTCTGCACTGGATACTTCTGTATCAAATATTGTTCCAGCTGCTGATGCGGTAATTCTTTCAAACACTTGCGTAGAAGTATCAAAGGTTGTTGTAGTTGTAGGAGTTGTTGTCCTAGTTGTATCTGATAATCTGCTTGTTTCAATCGTAGTGGTAGTAGTTCTACCTGTTGCAAATACAGTAGTTCTGGTTGTATTGAATACTGTACTTGTAGCAAATACTGTTGTTCTTGTAGTATCTGTAGCTCTTGTAGTATCAAATGTAGACACTGTATTTCTTGATGTAACTGTACTTCTACTTGTTAGAGAAGCTCTAGAAGTTTCAAATGTAGATACTGTATCTCTAACTGTAACCGTGCCTCTAGTTGTTTGTGACAATCTAGAAGTTTCAAATGTAGATACTGTATCTCTAACTGTAACTGTGCCTCTAGTTGTTTCTGATACTCTAGTGGTGTTAAATGTAGATACTGTATCTCTTGATGTAACTGTACCTCTATCCGTTAGTGTTGTAGTGTTAGTATCAAATGTAGTAGTAGTGTTTTTGCTTGTTCCAGTCGATCTAGTTGTAATAGTTCCTTGAGTAGTAGCATAAGTTGTGGTTGTAGCTCTACTTGTAAGAGTCGCGTTACTTGTACCAGTTGCTAAAGTTGTATTAAATACTGTACTTGTAGCTAAACTTGTAGCTGTTGTTCTAGTTGTGTCTGATACTCTTGAAGTGTTAAATGTTGTGCTTGTACTTCTTTCTTCTTGTGTCGTTCTAGTTGTATCAGATAATCTAGCAGTATTAAATGTTGTTGTCGTACCTCTACTAGAGCCAGTCACTAGGGTAGTATTAAATACTGTGGTTGTAGCTCTACTTGTTCCCGTACTTCTTGAAGATAATCTAGAAGTTTGATATGCTGTAGTAAATTCTGTAGTTCTACTTGTATTTGTAGTTTGTGTAGTAGTATAACTTGTGGACTGAGAAGTACCAGTAGTTCTACTTGTATTTGTTGCAAACGATGTATTATACGAAGTTGACTGCGATGTATTACTACTTCTCGATGTATTTGTAGATTGTGTAGTAGTATAACTTGTTGACTGAGAAGTACCTGTGCTTCTGCTTGTATTTGTAGCCTGTGTAGTAGTATAACTTGTTGACTGAGAAGTGCCTGTACCTTGGCTCGTGTTAGTAGTTCTACTTGTAGTAAATGATGTATTGTCTACATATGCGGTTGTTCTACTTGTATTTGTATTTCTTGTAGTAGCAAAAGAAGTATTATCACTATACTCTGTTAGTATACTTGTGTTTGTACTTCTTGTTGTGGCAAATGATGTATTATTAGTAAATGCCGTTGTTCTACTTGTGTTAGTACTTCTTGTTGTAGCAAATGATGTATTATTAGTAAATGCTGTTAGCCTACTTGTGTTTGTACTTCTTGTTGTAGCAAATGTTGTATTATCTACATATGCTGTTAACCTACTTGTATTTGTAGCATTTGTAAATGCTGTATTATCACTATACTCTGTTAGTCTTGATGTGTTTGTATTGTAACTAGTGCTTCTTGTAGTATTATCACTATACTCTGTTGTTCTAGAAGTAGCTGTATTTCTTGTAGTAGCTTGTGAAGTATTATCACCATACTCAGTTAGTCTACTTGTATTTGTTGCATTTGTAAATGCTGTGTTTCTAGCCGTATTTGTAGAGAATGATGTACTTCTACTTGTATTTGTTGCAAAAGATGTACTATTTGTAAATCCTGTGCTTCTACTTGTGTTTGTTCCAAAAGATGTACTATTTGTAAATCCTGTGCTTCTACTTGTATTTGTATTGTAAGATGTACTATTTGTAAATGCTGTGTTAACCGCCGCTAGTCCTGTAGCCCTTGCAGTATTAGTATTTCTTGCTGTGTTTGTATTGACAGCAGCAAGTGCTGTAGCTCTAGCAGTATTTGTTGCAAATGATGTATTTCTTGTAGTATTTGCTACACCTGTAGATATTCTAGTTGTATCGTATTGAGTACTTCTTGAAGTATTATTAGTAAAAGCTGTACCAGTATTTAAATACTGTGTAGTCTCTTGTACACCTCCAAAGTAACTAAAGTAACTATAAGTAAATGCCGTTATGGTACTAACAGCAGTATTTGTACCAAATGATGTATTTCTATCTGTTCCCTCTTGATAAGTATGTGATGTATTAGTAGAGAAAGAAGTACTTCTTGAAGTATTATTAGTAAATGATGTACTTCTACTTGTGTTTGTTGAATTTGTAAAAGATGTACTATTAGTAAATGCTGTGTTTCTACTTGTATTTGTGCTTCTTGCTGTGTTTGTATTTCTTGTAGTACTATCTACATATGCAGTTGTTCTTGCAGTATTAGTATTTCTTGTAGTATTAGCTGCAAACTGAGTTGTTCTTGCAGTATTAGTATTTCTTGTAGTATTATCTGAATACTGTGTTGTTCTTGTAGTATTGTTTGTAAATCCTGTACTTCTTGCTGTGTTTGTATTTACTTGTGCAAGTCCTGTGTTTCTACTTGTGTTTGTGGCAAAAGCAGTATTGTACGAAGTACTATTCGTGAAGCCTGTACTTCTTGATGTATTCGTAGCAAATGATGTGTTTCTAGTTGTAGAGTTTGTAAACCCTGTGTTTCTACTTGTGTTAGTAGCTCTAGAAGTAGCTGTGTTTACTTGTGCAAGTCCTGTATTTCTACTTGTATTAGTAGATTGAGTAGTGTTATATGACGTATTAACTGCCGCTAATCCTGTATTTCTACTTGTATTAGTAGATTGCGTAGTGTTGTATGACGTATTAACTGCGGCTAATTCTGTATTTCTACTTGTAGCAGTAGATTGAGTAGTAGTATATGATGTATTAACAGCAGCAAGCGCAGTGTTTCTACTAGTATTAGTAGCTTGTGTAGTATTATATGATGTACTAACTGCAGCTAATCCTGTATTTCTACTAGTATTAGTGGATTGAGTAGTGGTGTAGTTTGTACTTACTTCGTAAGTAGTTGCTGTATCGTATGTTGTAGTTCTTGTTGTTGCAAAACTTGTATTATCTGAATAAGCAGTTGTTGTGTCAAACGTTGTAGTTCTTGTTGTTGCAAAACTTGTATTATCTGAATAAGCAGTTGTTGTAGCAAACGTTGTAGTTCTTGTTGTAGACTGCGATGTATTGTCTGAATAAGCAGTCGTTGTATCAAACGTTGTAGTTCTTGTTGTTGCAAAAGAAGTGCTATTTGTAAATTCACTTAACCTGTTTGTTAATATTACTGTATCGAAGAACGTTGTAAATGTAGTTGTTGTTTCATACGCAGTCGTTGTACTTTTTGTAGTATTGAATGTTGTCGTTGTAGTAAACGCTGTAACTGTACTTTTAGTAGTATTAAATGTTGTTGTAGTTGTAAAAGTTGTTGTCGTATTATATACAGTTGTAGTAGCACGACTAGTTTCAAATACTGTAGTAGTTTCAAAAGTTGTGGTTGTATTAAAAACAGTAGTTGTACTTTTACTAGTATTAAAAGTTGTTGTAGTTGTGAATGCAGTGGTTGTGTTAAAAACAGTCGTTGTTGTAGTATTTGTATCAAACGTTGTGGTAGTAGTAAAGGCCGTAGTTGTATTAAAGGCTGTAACTGTACCTTGTGTTGTAGCATACGTAGTAGTTGTATTAAACGCTGTAGTAGTGGTAAAATCTGTTGTCGTTGTAATAGTAGTATTAAACGTAGTAGTAGTATTAAATGCAGTCGTTGTTGTAAAGTCGGTTGTTGTTGTGGTATTTGTATTAAACGTTGTAGTTGTGTTGAATGCAGTTGTAGTTGTAAAATCTGTAACCGTACTAATCGTTGTATTAAACGTAGTAGTTGTGTTAAATGCTGTTGTTGTTGTGAATGCAGTTGTTGTATTTACTGTAGTTGCAAACACTGTAGTAGTTGCAAATGTAGTTACTAAATTAGTATCTGTACTTCTTGTTGTATTAAACTCTGTTGTTCTACTAGTATTGAATGTAGTTGTAGTATTATAATCAGTATCAAAAGTAGTAGTAGTGTTGAATGTTGTAACAATATCGGTTGTATTTGTTACATTTGATGTTGCAGTATTTCTAGTTGTTTCATGAACGGCAGAGAACGGCCCAGCTAAGTTACCGTTATCGTTTACATATACTTCATTGACCCTTCGTATTGTGCCACCATCGTTGACTGCAAGAAAGGATATCTGACGTAATGTGCCACTATCATTAACATATATTGCCATATCTTAACTCGAATAAACAAACCATACATGACCGTCACTCGTTCCTGAAGTATTTGTCGGTGCTGTAGTTGTTATTGTAAAAGGTAATCTCGCTTT